GTCCGTTCCAGATTGGGCTAAGAGAAGAACTGTGGCCCGCAATAATGCACGTGATTGGAAGCAGGAGATTGAAGAACAATCTCCATTGCTTGTGTCCCAGATTGGTCTTCTGGCTCTTGGCACTGCTTTGACTCTTAGAGGGGTAAAGCGTGTTGAAGAGGGTGCCACCTCACTTCTTGATACTGTCAAGAAGCATGTAAATGAGTTGGCGAAGACCTTGAAGGGATATGGTTCCATTCTTCGCACCGTCATGATATTTGCGGTGTGCGCATTTTTGTGTTGTCAAGTTGACAACCCCATGATTCGTATGGCGATTCTTGGATTTGGCGCATCGTGTATTCCTGGCGTTGGGGAAAAACTGCAAAAGGCGTTAGCCGAAGTCTTTTCGAAGGCTACGCCTGAATTGCAGTCTGGAGCTGGCCTTGGTTTGTTACCAAAGGCCATTGCTATTTCCGTTCTGTACGCTATCGGTGTGCATGGTAAGCGAAATGTGGCTAATGCTGCGGTTGATGCCGTTGGAAAGCTGCCAAGGTTTACCAAGGGTGCCGAGTGTCTCGGTGAGTATACGTTGTCGATTGTTCAAGCAGTCATCAATGTTGTGAACCGTGCACTTGGGAGACCTGAGTTCAGGTTTCGCGATAAGTACACGAAGGAGATTGATGATGCTATTGAGACTGCATGGAGTCTTGACAGAATGATTACGAAAGGATACGACGCCAAGGACAGCCCTGGTGTTTATGCTTCTTGTATGAAGAGCCTGTCAGATTTGATCCGTCTCATTGGTATGGTTCACCATGACAAAGACGCTCGGATGGAGTTGTGCCAGGTTAGGAATATAATTTCTAGCCACTGCACGACTCTGAAGAAGGTCCTGGGTCATGGGGGAGGTTTTCGCGTTGAGCCAGTCTCAGTTTGCATTGAGTCAGAGCCCGGTGTTGGGAAAACCATGAACATTAGTGCATTGGTTTGTACTACATTGAAGAAGTCTGGCATTATGTCAAATATGAAACTTAAGGATGTAGGAACAGCCATGTATACGAGACCACCAAATTCACCTTATTTTGACGGGTATTTTGGCCAGGAGTGTTACTTTATTGATGACCTTTTGGCTGTAAAACCGACTCCTGGTGTTGTTTCGCATTTTGAAGATGTTATGGCCTTTTATGGGACGGTTCAAACGCCCCTTAATATGGCCGAGTGCGAGGCAAAGGGAATGTATCCATTCACTTCCTCACTTATGCTAATGACGACCAATGTGAAGTCATTGGAACAAGTGAATGCTTCTGCCATTTTGACCCAGCCTGCCGCGTTTAAACGTAGATTTGACATCCACGTCCATGTGGAAGTCAGGCCGGAATACGCTTTGGATGGCAACCCTCGTGCTCTTGACTATAATAAGTACAAGGCAGAGGTAGACAGATTGAAGGAGGCAGGCAAAGTTGGTTTTGATGCACATCCTTGGTATTGCTGGGAGGCATGGGACACGAGCTTTGATGAAGGCACTTCATTTCAGAGAGGCACGGGACAGTGTTTTTCTACTGTCGTTAACCGTATAATTGAGTTGTTGAAGTACAAGAAGGGCTCACACCAGAACGAT